GGGGGCGGTGGCGTCCGCCATGCCCAGCACCTGCACCGGGTCGCCGGCGGAGGCGGTGGTGAGCGCCACCCCGACCGGGATGTTGCTACCGGTGTGCGGCAGCACCTCGTTCGGGTCGGAGCCGACCATCACCGCCTGCCCGGCGGTGACGCCGCCCGACCCTGCCACCAGCTCGTGCACCACCCCGGCGATGGGGTGGACGGTGGCGGGCGTGCCCGTCCCGGCGTCGTGTCCGGCTACGCCGACGACCGTCCCGCCGGAGGTGGCGGGGCCGATCGTGCCGTCGCCGGACACGGCCACCATGTCACCGCCGGCGACGGGCGCCGACGCGGTGCAGGTGCGGGCCAGCAGACCGGCCGGGTGGAGGGGCGTGTAGTCGGCCATCGGCTACACCCCCTGGAGGCGCGCGATGAGGTCGTCGCGGCGCATGGCGGCGGCCTCGTCGCGGTCCATGCCGCGGGCGACGGCGTAGTCGATCCACGCTTCCCGGCCGGAGCCGGGCCCGGTGGTGGGCGGCGGCTGCAGTCCACCGGCCGGGGCGGGGGTGTCGCCGGAGGAGGCGGCGGCACCCCCTCGCTCCGGTTCGGGCTTGGGCTTGGGGCGGGCCGGGGCCTGCCCACCCACGGGGGCGATCATGCCTTTGCGGAGGTGCCGCTCGATCCACTCGGCGGGCGCGTCCTGCGGCACCCACGAGTCCTTGAGCAGCCCCACCACCTGCGGGCCCCGTTCCGTCACGGTCCGCACCGTGACGTAGGGGGCGGTCACCTGATAGCGCACCATGTCAGAGCGCTCCTCAGCTGTCGACGCCGGTGTTGGTCAGCTCGATCGCCGCGCCGGGCTCCTGCACCACGGGGACGGTGAGGCGGCGGCCCTGCAGGTCCCACCTGTCCGCGGTGTCCACGCGGATGGACTTGACCTGGACGGCCAGGTCGCTGATGGCGTAGCCGGGGGCGGCGGCCTGCTCGTCGGCCATGCCGCCGAGCTGCGTGGAGTCGAGGATGATCGGCGTGGTGATGGACGGGGACACGACGATGGTGAGCCCGGCGATCTTCTCGATTTCGCCGCTGTAGACGGGCGAGTCGACGGTCTCCCGACGCAACGCGTTGGTGATCTTCTCGTCCGACATGATCGTCGCGTAGGCGGTGTCGTTGACGGCGAGAACATCCGGGTTGTAGCCCATGTTCTTACCGACAACAACCGCCCGCGCGCGCAGGATGTCGCGGAGGATGGTCGCGCCGGACGCGGTCCAGGCGACGCCGCCGTCGGCGGTGACGTCGAACGTCTCCGTCACCGCGCTACCGATGGCGCTCATGGTGACGGTGTCGACCTGCTTGATGATCGAGTTGACCAGCTTGCGCAACGCGCGATCGACGGCCGCGCCGCCGTACACGTTGCGGGTGATCTCCTCGTCGGTCAGCGAGACCTTCTGGCCCCACTTGCTGACGGAGGCGACCGCGGCGGTACCGGTCGCGATCGTCGCGCCCGGGTACTCCGACCCGGCCGACACGGCGCTCACAGCCCGGTCGGTCAGGAAAGGTTCGCTCTGCTCATACAGCACGGCGCCGCCGGACGTGCGGAACCGCTGCGTCAGCAGACGGTCCGACACGAACCGCAGGTCGCGGAAGGTCCTGAGGCGGCGCTGCAGGTGGGTGGGGGACGCCAGGAACCTCGAGATCGTCTCGAGGTCGCCGTTCAGGGTCGGCGGGGGCGCCGGATACGTACCAGGCATCGGGCCTGTCCTTTCATACGAACACCCCCGCCGACCGGCAGGGGCAGAGATTGGTTCGCGGGGTTACCGGCCCAGAACCTGGACCTTGGACTCAGCGGATGCGGTGGTCAGCGCGACGCCGACCCGCACGTCGAGCTCATCCTCGGCCTCCAGGCCAATCACGGTGTTCGAGTCGGCGCCGACCTTGACGAGGTCACCAGCGGTGACGCCGCCCTCGTCGGCGACCAGCTCATGCACCACGCCGGCGAGCGGGTACACGGTGACGCGGGTGGCGGAGGCGGCGTCGTGCGCGGCCACGCCGACCACGACGGTGGAGTCGGCGGAGGCGGGGGCGACGGTGCCGGAACCCGACACCTCGACCAGCTCGCCGCCGGTGATCGTCGCGGACGCGGTGCTGGTGAACGGCAGCTGGTTACCGCTGAAGATGGGGGCGTAGTCAGCCATGACGTTGCTCCCCCTTTACCGGTTGTCGGGCGGGAACAGGCCCGCGAACTCGACGTCGAACGAGAAGTCCTCACCGCCGGGCAGGCCCAGGTCGGAGACGGGCACGGTGCCCGGCGTCAGACCGGCCAGCAGCTGCGCGGTGCCCTCAGGGTCGGCTTCGGCGATCCGCAGCCAGTGGTCACGCCTGCTCGGCGCGAACTTCCCGGCGCGGATGGCGTCGTCGACCATGCGCTCTCGCTCGATGCGCTGCTGGGCGGCGCGGATCTCCTCGAGCCTCTTGATCCGGTTCTGCGTGTCGGCCCAGACCTGCTGGTCGACGACGACGGTGCCCGGCTGGTGCTTCGGCGTCTTCCCCGGCGAGCTGTCGCCGCTCGCGGCGAGCTTCTCGATCCCGGACAGCAGAGTGTCGGGGTCGAGGTCGGTGCCCTCGGGGAGGCCGAGCTTCGCTCGCAGGGTCGCGAGCTGCTCGTCACTGAGCTGCATGTCAGTGCCCTCCTGCTTGGTTGGCCCGCTCACCGGGTTGGTGACGGGGGTCTGTGTGTCTTGCGTGTCTGCGCCTGCCTGGATCGGCTGCGCATCGGTGGTGGCGTCGGTGGTGGTGGTGGCGGCGGCGTTCATGCCGGCCAGGTCGGTGAGGCTCTCGGGGGGTTCTTCGTCGAGCTCGTTCCTGTAGAGGCTGACGAGCCGCTTCGCGGCGGCGCGGAGCTTGTCGTCCGAGACGCCTTTCACCTGGTTGATGCGGGCGGCGGCGGCGTGCACGCCGTTGCGGTTGAGCGTCCCGTCCGGCTCCCGCACGGGCAGCTTGTAGTCGGCCTTGGAGTCGGACGGCTCGTCGGGGCCGATCAGGCACGCCTTGCGCCACTGCTCGATCGTGTAATCCGACTCCGAGAAGTCGCTCCAGGGCTTGTCCGACACGGCGGCCGCGCGGAGATCCTCAGGGATCGACTCCTCGCGGCTGGCGTAGACGGCGGCCGACAGCTTGGCCGGCTTGTCCACGTACTCGACGCTGACGGCGACCGGCTCGCCGAACACTGGCCCGTCGGCGTCCAGCGTGACGGGCACCCGGTAGTAGCTGCCATTGCTGTCGTCCATGACGATCAGCTGCAGCGGGTCGAGCTGGATTTCGCAGATCCACCGCTGGTAGCCGGCGTGCTCGTAGTAGCGGCGCCGCACATCCTCCGACGTGACGCCGGCCGCCAGCTCTGGCGTGGGCGGGGGCATAAACCCTCCTCCTTCGATGGTGATGGTGACCGGCTCGCCCTCGCCCTCGGCGGCGCCGTTGCTGGCGTAGAGGGCGGCGACGTCTTGCAGGCTCTCGAGGGTGCCGATGCCGGGGGCGGTGACGCCGAGCAGCGCGACTGCGGTGATGACCATCTGGTGGGTGTGGCCGATCTGGCAGCGGAACTGCCGGGTCGCCTCGATGCTGCGGTCGGGGTACGCGGACGGGAGGATGTCGCCCAGCCAGGCGGGCATGCCTCGGTAGTCGCCGACCACGGTGTTGCCGTCGTCGGCGAGCCGCAGGTTGGACACCCAGCCGACCGCGGGCTCGCCGTCGAATCGGCTGTCGACGTGGCCCAGCTTGAGGACGGGGTTGCGTACGGCGGGGCAGTCGAGCGCGGCGACGGCGGCGGCGAGGTCTTCGCGGGTGATGGTGGCCTCGCCGGAGGAGAGCCGCCACGTGCCTGCTTGGGCGAGTTCGACGCCGGGGATGCTGACGAGCGCGCGTGAGCGCGGCACCTCGATGGTCATGCTCAGCTCCCGTTCCCGTTCCAGGTGGCGACGACTTGGCCGCGGCAGCGGATGCCGCCGAGGCATGCGACGTAGGCGCCGTTGCCGTACGCGGCTTCTGCCTCGTCCAGGTCTTTGAAAACGGTGCCGTCGATGGCGCGGCAGTTGGCGCAGGTGCGGTGGTCGAGCTGCTCGGACGCCCGATACGTGGCGGTGGGCGCTTCGCGCAGCACGGCGAAACGGCCGCTGGCCTGCGCTGTGGAGAGGGCGCCGCCGATGTGGTCGCGCACCGACCGGGACGGTGGGCCGGACAGCTCATCCACCACCTGCGCGGCGACCTGCTCGCCGTCGGCGCCCGGCACCGCCAGCCGCAGCGCCGCCCCGGCGGCGGCGGTGGCGAGCGCTGCGGCCAGCAGCGCGGCCACGGCGACCGCTACCCCTTCGAGGTGGCTTTCGTCCGGCGGCGGCGGTTCGACGCGTACGCCTTGGGCGGCGGCTTCGGCGGTCATCTGCTCGGCGCTGGTCTCTGCCAGCTCCAGCATGGCCACCGCCAGCAGTTCGGCTGCGGGTCCGCTGTCGACGGTCAGGTTCGCGAGGGCGGCTTTGTCTCCGGCGTTGACGGCTTGCCGGATCTGCGCGGCCAGGCCGGTGAGCTGATCGGCGACGATGTCGGGCCAGTCGGCCAGCACGCTGTCGAGCGTCTCCTGCCACGCCTCCTGCACGGCGGCCAGCTCCGGCTTGGGGGTGGCGGCCTGCACCTGCTGGGCGGGGCGGCTGGCCGCCAGGTCCTGGCTTTCCCTCGGCGGCGTACGCCGCGGCGCGGGTGCGGGCGCAGGGTCGGTGCGCTCTGGCAGCCTCCAGGCTTGCCGCACGTACGCTTCGAGCGCCGGGTCGGGGGTGAGCGCGCCGGACCGCATCAGCTGGTCGATCGCCTGCGCCGTGACTTCGTGCCGGTCGCCGACGTCGGAGACGACGATGCGCGGGCACGGCTCGTCCTCTCCGAAGTTGATGTCGACGATGTCCTCCACGATGCCGGGCATGTTGTCGACGCCGGTGGTGGCGGTCCACGCGATCTCGTCGGCGATGCTCTGGAGCGACAGCAGGAACAGATCGAGGAACGTGTCGCCCAACGCCCTGGACCCGTTCGAGGTGTCGCCGAGGTCCATCAGCCCGGCCAGCGCCGAGCGGCTCATTTGCTGGTCGAGGTAGCGGATGAACGCCATGGCGTCGGGCACCGAGCCGGTCATGCCGGTAATGGCCAGCTTGAAACCGTCAGGCAGGCCCGCGCCGGCGCGGTCGCCCACCCGCATGCTGGAGGCGAGGCGCTGCGCCTCGGCGACTTGGGCGGGGGTGGCGCCGGGCGGCGCGGTCACGCTGGGGACGCCCATGCCGAACCGGCGGATGCTGGTGGCGTGGACGCGCCACACTTCGTGCTTGAGCAGCCAGGCGCCGTACGCCGGGCGCAGCAGGGAGCGGCCGGTCCAGTTGGCGGCCTCGCGGTCGTGCACGTACCACACGAGCCTGCGCGCCGGGATGGGGCGGGCCGCCGCCAGGTTCTGCGTGATCGACTCGACGGACTCGTCGGGGGCGAGCTGGATGGAGCCGATGGTGTGCGGCATCCGCTCACCCAGATTGACCAGCCGGGCTCGGCCGTCGCGGATCTCGTAGCGGCGCTCGAACGGCATGAAGCCGTAGGTCAGCGACAGGAGAGCGAGACGTAGGTGGTCGGCCCAGCGGACGCCGCGCCGCCGCGCTGGGCCGGGCTCAGGGTCGGCCCCCAGAATGGGCAGGCCGAGATCGTCCGCCACCATCTGCACGACCTCGTCGCGGCAGCCTGCCGGGTCCACCGCCCAGGTGGCGCGGCGGATGGGCAGCGTGTAGGCGGCGAGGACGGCGGTGAGCTGCGGGTCGTGCCGCATCAGCGCGTACGTCTGCGCGGACAATGGCCAGGTGAGGGCGGGGATTTGCTCGAGCAGCTCGCCGTACAGGGTGCCGTAGTTGGCGTCGAGGTGGCCGATGTCGCTGGTGGGGGCGCTAATCGCCATCCGGTGCCCCCTTCTCGAACTCGTCGGCTACGCCACGCAGCAGGTCAGCGAGTCGGCGCCGGAACTCGGCATGGTCGACTTCGAGGGTGATGTCCCAGCGGTCAATAGGGCGCGGGGTGAAGGGCACTTCGACGGTGCCGACCTCGTCGGTGGTGCCGCCGACGTGGAGCGTGACGGGCAGCGTCGGCCGGGCCATGGCCATGGCGGGTCACCCCCCGGGCTGCCTAGTAGTTGAGGTTGAGCAGGTCGAGATTGGTGCCGCTGCCGCCGGTCGCGGCCGCGTATGCCTCACCGATCGGCCCGTCGTCGTCGAGCACCGCCCGGCGTGCGTCCACTGAGGCGGCCGACTCCATCGGCAGCCAGTGCGCGCCCGCCACCCTGGCCGCGTACGCCACCACGTCGACCACGTCGTCATGCGCCGCGTTGGGGAATGCGAGCAGCTCGTCCTGCCAGTCCGGCCACGTTGGGAAGCGGTCTACGGGTGGGAACCAGAGCCGGCCGCTGTCGGCGCGTGCGGTGGCCGGGAGCACCCTGGTGATCTTGTCGGTGTCGGCGTGAAGCTCCTGCACGGGCACGCCGGCGCGGCCCGCCTCATAGACGAGCGTCGTGCCGAACATGCGGGACTCGACGAACACCACGTCCGCTGACCAGCGTTCGCGTAGCGCCCGCACAGCGGGCCAGTGCCCGGCGGGGTCGAGGCGTTCGCGGATGCCGTCGAGCATGACGAGGTCGCCGTCGAGGGTGATCGCCCACACGGCGGCCACCGTGTAGTCCGCGCTGGTCTTCGTGCTCGCGGCGAGGTCGACGGTGAGGAACCTCCAGCAGTACCGCAGATCCACCAGCCGCGCGTCGAGCAGGATGCGATCGTCGGCGCCTCGCGTCCAATGCCGCAGCCCAGACCGTTTGAAAAGGCCGCCGTCGGCGGGGGCGGGACGCTGCTGGTAGAGGGCGGCCCACACGTACTCGCCGACGTCGGCGCGGATACGGGCCCAGTCGCGTTGGCCGCGCGCCGACACCATCGGCTCGCCCGGTCGGCGGCCGAGCGGGTCGTCGTCGGATTCGGCGATGGCGGGAATGCTGACGACGCGCCACCGGTCCGGGTCCTGCTCGAGCAGCCTGCCGGCGAGGTCGTTTTGGTGCCAGCGGGTTTGGACGAGCACGACCTTGCTGCCGGGGCCGAGGCGGGGCACGGCGACGGCGGTCCAGAATCGCCACGCCCGGTCGCGGTAGGTCGCCGACTGCGCCTGCTCGAGATCCTTCAGAGGGTCGTCGATGATCATGACGTCGACCGCTTTGCCCGTCAGGGCACCGGCCACGCCCACACAGTAGACGCCGCCCCTGTGGCCGTCGATCTGCCACCGCCCCGCAGCGCGGGAGTCGGCACGCAACCGCAGGCCGAGGTCGATGGTGCCGTCGCTGCCGTCGAACGTCTGGCAGTCCAACTTGATGTCGCTGCCCCAGCGGCGGGCCATCTCGTCGGCGTACGACACGATCGCGATCCGCAGGTCCGGGTCGTGCACCAGCAGCCACTCCACGAACCGGTGCGACACCCGCGAGCTCTTGCCCTCCTGCGGACTCATGAAGATCGCGAGCCGATCGACCTCGCCGTCAGCCAGCGCCACCAGCTCACGGTCGATCAGGTCGAGCGCGGGCGTCTGCACCGTGCTCGGGTCGAGCGCACGCGCGAGATCACCCGGCGTGGCCCACCGCCGCTGCCGCGGCATGAATCGCCTGGCGGCGACCTCCCACGGGGACGGTGCGATGGTCATGGCGTGCCGACGGTGAGCACTCCGGAGCGGCGTACGGGCCGCTCGTCGCCTGCGGTGATGCGCGTCCACACGGCGTACTCGCCGGGCTCGAGCGGCAGACTACTGCCCGCGCCGATCAGCAGGCGGGCGGCGTGGCCGTCCCACTCGGCCGGGTGGTAGTCGTTGTCGGAGGGCTCGCCCGCGTCGTCGAGCACCACCGCCACCTCGACCGGGTAGGCGGTGAGGTCGGTGTCGAAGTCCACGTACAGCGGTTCCGTGGAGCTGGCGGGCATGTACGGCACCGATCATCCTCCGAGGCGTGGCAGCCCTGCTTGGGCGCCGAGGCGGACCCGGCCGGACGGCCAGGCGAGTCGTGGCGGTCGTACCAGCAGCGGCGGCAGCGTGGGCGGGGCGGCGTCCGATACGCCGGTCACGGTGGCTCTCAACGCCGGGAGCACGGCGGCGAGTTCGCCTACCGCGGGTTCGCGGGCGACG